TAATAGATGCACCGACTAAAGAACTAGAAGATGCAATGCGTGATAAACTTTTAAATCACTTTGACGAGCAAGAAGCCCTAAAAGAGGCAATGGAACGAGAGGAGGAAGATAATGTCTAACCCTAATAATAATAAACACTTTAATGATGAAGCCCTAAGGATTAACAGGACTTTAAAAAAGAAGATTGATAGAGCTAATGCAATAGTTGACGAGCTACTTGAATCTAACGAGCATTTGCAATACTTACACGACCTTAAGGAGGCACTAAAGTTATGAACAATAAACCTCTAATAAGCAGACTAGCTAAAGTATATAGGGATACTGAATATACATACTTCGTACTAGACGGTACGACAGGGGAGACTATAATCTCTGGTCTTACAGAGATTGATGCTAGAATACATTCAATGAAGAATGATGATTGGTCTATAGGACGGGAGGACATTAATAATGAAGACTGATATAAACGGTGTACCGTGGACTTATGAGAATAAAGATGAACTGGTCTTTGAGACAGGAGAACCTAGCAAACCCTTAGAGGGGTCAACTCGATTATTAGACAGACTCAAGGAAGAAAAAGAGTTAATCGAATGGAACATAATGAGCAACGAATCAGACTTAGAGGTCTTAACACAAAAGATAAGGAGTCTACAATATGAGATGTAAATGTTGTGATAATGTTTTAAACGAATGGGAGTCTAAAGCTAGAGAGCCTACAGATAAGTCTAAGTTTGTCGACTTATGCTCTGTCTGTAGGTACTACTCTAACCCTATACTTGGCTAGATGATGATGAGATTATAAATAAAGAAGATTTATCTATTGACTCAGATTGATAAGTATGATAAAATATTACTATAGATTCATCTAAAGTGATAATCATTATGGTTATTACTTTAGGTAAATCTAAAGACCTAAGTTAGTACTTGAGACCGCTAACTTAGGTTTATTTTTCTAGGTCTCTAGGATATAACAATTATGATAACTAAAGGTATAGCAAAGTATGTCTATCTAGACAGTACTGAAAAATTCAATGGTGAAGATACTGGTAAGTACACGCTTACTGTCGCCCTTGATGATAAGGAAGCTAAGGCACTAGAGAAAGAAGGTGTCAAGGTTAGGACTATTCAGACAGAAGATGGAGGGTCTTACCAAGCCCGTAAATTTTCTACTAAGTATCCTCTATCCTTTGATATGGTAAAAACCTCAGACGGTGAAGCTATCGGACACGATTTCGGGGCTGAGTCGAAGGTTGAGATACTATGGAAAAAGGGGAATGAACACCCCCAACACGGCTTCGCTACTTACTTAACTGCGGTTAAGGTTAGTGAGCGTACTGAAGGCTATAAGTCTGCTGACGAAGAAACGAATGAGTTCTTCGCCTAACCCCTCTACTTTTGTAGAGCATAAGCCCTGCCCTGCCTGTAGAGATACAGGTGGGGACAGGTCAGGTGATAACCTTTCGGTCTACTCTGACGGACACGGTTATTGTAATGCCTGTGGACACTATGAGAAGAATGCTCAAGAGCCTACAGGAACTAATTTTAACGAGGAGAAAGTATCAATGCAAAGTGTAACACCACGAGGTACAAGTGGGGCAACGATTAAAGATAGAAGGATTTCCTCTGACATCACCAAGAAATTTGGTGTAACGGTAAGCTACGACAAAGGTGGTAAGATAGACAAACACTACTATCCATACTACGACTCAAAAGATAGCAATAACTTAATTGGCTACAAAGAGAGAACTGTCGCAACTAAAGAGTTTCAGATTATTGGAACTAATAAAGGTTCTGGTCTATTCGGACAGAATGCTAATCGTTCAGGTGGTAAGTATCTAACAATCTGTGAGGGCGAGATAGATGCCCTTTCTGTGAGCGAAATGTTTGACGGCAAGTGGCAGGTTGTCTCACTAAAGAACGGGGCTAATTCAGCCGCTAGGGACGTTAAGGAGAACTTAGAGTATATCGAGTCCTTTGATAATGTGGTCTTATGTTTCGACCAAGACCAAGCAGGTTTCCAAGCAGTTAAAGATGTACAGGATATTATATCTGTAGGTAAGCTCAAGGTCTGTAAGTTGCCTATGAAAGATGCCAATGAGATGTTAATCAACGGTAAGATTAAAGAGTTCACCAATGCTTGGTGGTCTTCTGAGTCTTACACACCTGCGGGAATAGTCAAGGGTATAGACACTTGGGAACATCTTCTAAAAGATGAGAACCTCGTCAATATTGATTATCCGTGGGCAGGTCTTAACAAACTAACCTACGGCTTTAGGTCTAAGGAACTGGTAACTATAACGAGTGGTTCGGGTATGGGTAAGACTAGTGTCGTTAAGGAACTAGAGGCATACATACTTGATAAGACTGAAGATAACCTAGCTATCATTCACTTAGAGGAATCTATTGAGCGTAGTGTTAAAGGCTTGATGTCTATCGAAGCTAACTCACCTATTCACATACCACAGTATGAGAGAGAGTTAAGCCCCGAAGATAAAAAGGCTCTATGGCAGAAATCGGTAGGTGATAAGAATGTATACTTCTATGACCATTGGGGTAGTATGTCGGAAGACTCACTACTTAATGTGATTAGAACTTATGCTAAATCTTTTGATTGTAAGTGGATAGTTTTAGACCATTTATCTATCGTTGTTAGTGACCAAGATGGTATACTAGACGAAAGAAAAGCAATTGACGCCATTATGACAAACCTTAGAAAGATAGTTCAAGAGACAGGCATAGGATTATTCCTTATCTCTCATCTTAAACGACCACAAGGTAAGGCACACGAGGAGGGTGGACAAGTATCACTATCAGAGTTAAGAGGTAGTGCCGCTATAGCCCAACTGTCTGACATTGTTATAGGATTAGAGCGTAACCAACAGGACGATGACCCTATACTACGTAACCAGACTACACTAAGGGTTATAAAGAATAGGTTCTCTGGTCTAACGGGTAAGGCTTGTAAGCTACAGTATGATAGTGAGACAGGAAGACTTTCGGAGGTACTCGATGAAGGCTTTTTTTGATATAGAAACTGACGGTCTCGAAGCTACTCGAGTACATTGCATATGTGCAATGCTTGACAACGATGAGCCTACTGTATACAACTTTATAGGAGGAGAAGCCAATGGACTTTTTCGAAAATGGTTGGCATCAGAGAATGTCGACACTCTTGTGGGACACAACATTATTAATTTTGATGTTCCTGTTCTGCGTAGGATTACTGGGATGGATTGGTCTTTTAATTTACGGGACACTCTCGTACTTAGCAGACTATATAACCCTAGCCTTGATGGTGGACATAGTCTAAGGTCTTGGGGTGAGAGGCTCGGTGATTATAAAGATGACTATCAAGGTGGATGGGAAGAGTATAGCCACGAGATGTTAGAATATTGTAAGCAAGATGTAAGAGTGACTAAATCACTTTACAATCATTTTGTTAAACATTTAACTTTTTCTGAAGCAGTTAAGCTAGAACATACAACGGCTGAGATTATTAGGAAGCAGACCGACAACGGTATGATACTTAATGAAGAGCGTGCGTATGAACTACTAGCTGAGATGAAGGAGAAGGTCCTAGATATAGAGGATGAGGTACACGAAAGATTTAAACCTCTACCTGTATGGATAGACTTACCACATCCTAAAGATAAATGTAAGAATAAAGACGGCAGTATCTCTAAGAGGTATCAAGCACAGTTAGATAAGGGTGCACACTTTAGAGATTGTGACTGGGGATACTATGAGTACCCTGAGTTTAACTTAGGCTCAAGGCAACAGATAGCTAAGTATCTACAGCACTTCGGTTGGAAACCTAAATCATTTACTGAGAAGGGTAATCCTATCGTAGACGAGAAGGTGCTTAAGACTGTTAAGATACCTGAGGCACAGTTGATTGTAGATTACTTGACGATTACCAAGCGTGTTGCTATGGTTAAGAGTTGGGTAGAAGCTATTGATGAGCGTACTGGTCGAGTACACGGNAGNGTAAACCCTTGCGGTGCGGTAACAGGACGTATGACACACTCTAAGCCTAACTGTGCTCAAGTCCCTGCGACTAGGCACGGAAAGGATGGTAAAATACTTTGGGGTTTTGAGGGTGGCTATGGTGCTGACTGTAGAGACTTGTGGACTGTCCCTAAGGATTATAAGTTGGTTGGGTGTGATGCTAGTGGTCTAGAACTTAGAATGTTAGCACACTATATGAATGATGATAAATACACTAATGAGATACTTAATGGTGACATTCATTCTGCTAATCAGAAGTCAGCAGGACTACAGACTAGAGACCAAGCTAAGACTTTCATCTATGCGTTCCTATACGGTGCGGGAGATGTTAAGATTGGTGAGGTAGCAGGTGGTGGTGCGAAGCGTGGGAGACATTTAAAGAAGAACTTTCTTAATAATACTCCTGCTCTAAAACAACTGCGAGAGAAGGTTTCCGAATCAAGCGGTAAAGGTTGGGTTACTGGGTTAGATGGTCGTAAGCTACACATACGCTCTCAACATTCAGCACTAAACACTCTACTACAGAGTGCAGGTGCGGTTATAATGAAGAAAGCGTTGGTACTATTGGACTCTTATGCTAGACAGTATGACTTAGATTATAAGTTCGTACTGAATGTGCACGATGAGTTTCAATGCGAGGTCAGAGAAGACCAAGCAGACTTCTTCGGAGGTCTAGCGGTAGGGGCTATCATTCAAGCAGGTAAATCTTTTAAACTAAACTGTCCTTTGGACGGTGAATATAAGGTAGGTGAAACGTGGCAACAGACACATTAGTTAGACCCACTAATACATTTAAGGAAGACTTAAGAACAGGTAAAATTATTGAAAATGATGTACTCTCTATACTAAAGAAAAAGTATGATAGTGCTTTTATTATAGGGGGTTATTGTAAAGAGTATGATATTTTTATACCTGAGATTAGTAAAGGATATGAAGTAAAACAAGACTACAAAAGCAAGTATACAAACAACTTGGTAATTGAGGTTGCTATGTTTGGTAAGCCTTCTGCTCTAATGACAACAAAAGCTCACGTTTGGGTTATTGTTACTCACGATGAATACATTTTTATTAAGCCTGAAAGAATTAAAGATTGTATAATTCAGAACGCATTGCCTCAACTCCAGTTTACGAGCAGAGGAGACACAAGCCCTAAAAAAGCCTACTTAATTGATAAAGACTTATTAATGAGGTATGCTTATCAAGTTTTAAACAAAGAGGAGAAACAACAATGAGTACAGATACTCTAGTAAGCGACATATATCATATGATTGACACCAAGGATATTCCTGAAGGTGTGCCTGTCGAACAAGTAATAAATGACTTCGG